AGATCGGCTCCTACGCGGAGATCGGCTCCGACGCGGAGATCGGCCCCGGCGCGAAGATCGGCTCCTACGCGAAGATCGGCCCCGACGCGAAGATCGGCTCCTACGCGGAGATCGGCCCCGACGCGAAGATCGGCTCCTACGCGAAGATCGGCTCCGACGCGGAGATCGGCCCCGGCGCGAAGATCGGCTCCTACGCGGAGATCGGCTCCGGCGCGAAGATCGGCTCCTACGCGAAGATCGGCGAGAAAGACACACTGGAGTTCTCCCCTTTAGCCGTGCAAGGGTCAAAGCACTTGGCGGGGAATTACCAGGCCGGAATGATCCAGATTGGCTGTCACGTAAAAACGTTCGCTCAGTGGAATCTGCACTATAAATCAATCGGCAACGCAGAAGGCTACACCACTGCGCAGATTGAGGAGTACGGGAAAATCATCGAGTTCTTGATTGCGAATGGACGCCCGGCTCCCCCGGATGCGATAGCAGAGGAGAAAAAGTGATTTGGACGACGCCACAGCCGTTGTTTGACGTGCTGAATCGGGAGTTCCATTTCGCGATAGATTTGTGCGCCGATCTCGGCAATGCGAAGTGTGCGAAGTGGCTCGATCGGAGGGTTTCGCTTGATGCCGATTGGGGCGGAGGCGGCCTTGGTAATCCAAACTCTGAAGGTGTTGCGTGGCTGAATCCCCCGTATGGGCGCGAGATCGCGGAGTGGACTGCGAAGGTCGTGGAATCGGCGCGGATCATTGTGGCATGTCTGCCTGGGCGCACAAACCCTCCGTGGTGGCATGATCATGTGATGCAGGCTAAACAGGTGCGATTCCTGCGGCGCAAGCAGGGATTCGATGGAGAGAACGGGAACACTGGAGTTCCGCCGTGGGGAGTGGTGATCGCAATTTTCTACCCTTACGGGAAGCCCGGATACTTTGAACGCGACCGCGCCACACCGGAATTCATAAGCTGGGACTGGAAGGCGCTGGCCCATCCCAGCACAGAGCAGGAGAAAAAGTAAATGCGGCGATACATTCGCGCCAAGACGGAGATTTTAGATGAAGCCGCACGAATCTTCCGACTCGGCTGCGCAACGTGGTGGGCGAAACAGCGCGGGCAATTCGACCCTGACAAGCACAGCCGGTGCGCGGCTTGCGAGAAGGCGGGATGCAATTACGAGCGGACTGGCAAGTGGTGCGATTGCGTCTGTCATGCCCTGAGAGGCGCGGCGCTAACTACACAACCGCCGAGATAATCGGGGCTGAGGAAGCAGTCTGAGGTGCTGGAGAAAAGGAAATGACGTGGGAGCCTTTTACAACGAGATCGACCCGCAAAAAGCTGCATGGTTGCGGGAGTTAATCAAGGCGAACGTAATCGCACCGGGAGAAGTGGATGAGCGAAGCATCACAGACGTGGAAGCGACCGACCTTCGAGGTTTTACCCAGTGCCATTTCTTCGCCGGAATTGGAGTGTGGAGTTACAGCCTCCGACTCGCCGGCTGGCCCGATGACCGACCTGTTTGGACGGGAAGTTGCCCTTGCCCCAGTTTCAGCGCCGCAGGAAAAGGCAAAGGGTTTGCAGACCCTCGTCACCTCTGGCCACATTGGATACGCCTCGTCCGGGAGCGCCGCCCTCCAGTCATCTTTGGAGAGCAGGTTGCAGCAGCGATTGGACACGGCTGGCTCGACCTTGTTTACGTTGACCTGGAAGCGGCGGCGTACTCCGTTGGGGCGGTCGTACTTGGAGCGTGCAGCGTCGGTGCGCCGCACATCCGGCAGCGGCTGTACTTCTGTGCCCACGCCGAACACGCCGAGCGAAGGCCCGAATTCGAGATCGACCGCAACGCACACGGGCGGGATGGATTTGGATGGAGTAGCGACACTGAGCGCAGTTCCGACATGCAAAGCGTCGGACGGAGAATGGGGAAGGCCAAGAACGAGCGGACGTCCGATAGAAAAAACGCAGCACTTGCAGACGATAGCGAGCCTGTCATCAGTTCCGACTCCAATGTCCGGCTCCCCAGCCACGGAGACCTACAACGCAGCGGGGAACAACGACTACTCGCGGAAGATAGTGGAACTGGCGACCGTAGCGACTCCCCGCAGCGAGGACTCCCAATGCACGGGAGCGCACCGGGGAACGCCGGACACGCTGCACAGCCAAGCGAATCTGGCATCGGTGCCGACGCCCCAGTCTTGTTCGCCGAACAGTTTGCGCGGCAAGGGGCAAGACCCGGAGAAGCGGAAAGAGGGCGGCCATGCGGTGAACCTGCAAGACACGGTGACGCTTTACGCATCTGGCGTGGACCCGGATGGCTCGATCCGCTCACGGCTCGATCCGTTGCCGAGGCAGGCGCAACCCGCGGATTCTGGGCCGACTGCGACTGGTGGCACGCCCGCGACGAAAAGTATCGGCCAATTGAATCCGGACTATTCCCGCTGGCTCATGGGGCTACCCGCCGAGTTCTCAAGCTGCGCGGATACGGCGATGCTATCGCGGCGCCGGTCGCAGCGGAATTCATTAAAGCGTTCTTAGAGGCTGAGGGGCTGGAGAGTAACTCGAAGGAAAAAGGAGCAACGCGATGAGCGATAAGTTCACTGCTGGGCCGTGGACGATTGGAAGCCTGACGACAAGCAATCAGGGCTTCCCGACGAAGCACCCACACTATGAGATCGTGGGTCCGAATTCGATGGAGTGGATCGCGCACGTTCTGTGCTTTACCGATGCGAACGAGGGCACGAAGTACCAGGCCAACGCACGCCTAATCTCCTCCGCTCCAACTCTTTATGAGTTCGTCCGTCGCAAGGCGTCCGAGGGGGACGCCGAAGCGAAGATTATCGTTGACTCATTGCCATTTGGCAATTAGACTAGCATCCATGAAAGACAGTTTGGGACGCGAGAATAGGGTGCTAACTGAACGGAAGTGCCCCGAGTGCGGACTCGATTTCCGCCCTCTAAGGGCCAGTTCCAAGTATTGCAGTCGGAAGTGCATGTGGGCTAACAATGGCGGCCACAATCGTCGGCAGGTAGCATCGTGGTGGAAGGATTCGCGCGGTTACATTCAGGGCCGCGTATGGATTGGCGACAAGGCGGTACATTACAAGTTCCACCGCTGGCTGATGGAGCAGTTTTTGGGACGCCCGCTGTTACCCTCCGAGGACGTGCATCACAAAAATGGGATTCGAGACGATAACCGGATAGAGAATTTAGAACTGGTCGATCATCGGAGCCATACCCTCATCACGAACGCTGGCCGCGTCTATCACAAGGGATACACGTTGAATCTGACCGAATCTCAACGCAAGTCAAGATCGGAAAGAGCAAAGCAGCAGCGGGTAGGGATGCCCCGATTCAAGAAGGCCCGTGGCCCAGAAGGAGGCTCGAAGTGAAGGTAATCGTGTTTGTTCTGGCATATGTCGCAGTGATGGGAGGAGTGATACTTGGCCCACACATAGTAGCTGGGTCTAAGGCGAGTCGATACTGCATCGTTTGCTGGCTGGTTGGAAGAAACGGGCGTGGCCCAGAAGGAGGAAAGTAGGAAATGGCCGACGCGATTCAATTCTTGTGGTGGGCTTGGAAGGCATACCGTGCGGCACAGAAGACTGGCAGTCCAGAGCTACTCTCGGCATTGGAGCGGATGCTGCGAAACTTCCACTTCATACTGAACCGAATGCCTGCCCTCGACCAGCACCTCATGTGTGTAGGGAGAAAGGACTCTGCAATGGTTGGCCACGCTTCTGATACAACGTCTGTGCCCTCAACGCCCGACAAATGTCCCGCTTGCTACAGCACTGTGCCGAAGATCAGATTCGAGATAAAGATTCACGGGAGCGTTGCGCCGGAACACTGGATGCATTGCTTCCATCCTTGGCATGCGGTCCCCTCCGAAGTCACGCCGCCCACAACGCCCGACGCGCGGCCCGCCACAGGAGGTGAGAAGTGAGCGACTTCGAGGTGTACGTTTCTTTGGCGATTCTCGTTGCTTGGGTCCTGCTGATTTTTATTTTACCTGGGAAGGGGTCTTTGATGAGCGACATTCGACGACTAGGCAATCCGGGGCCGACCGACTCTACCGTACCAGCCACAAAGATAGTTGTGAGGATTGAATTCGGTTCCCATCTGTACGGGACTAACACCGAGAGCAGCGACCACGATTACAAATCGGTCTATGTGCCGTGCGCGAATGACATTCTTCTTCAGCGAGTGAAGGGATCGCTCGGCCATAAAGTAAAACGCTATGAAGGAGACAAGAATTCGCCAGAGGATACGGACGATGAAATGTACTCGCTCCAACGGTATCTGGGCCTGCTGTCGGAGGGGCAGACGGTGACCATCGACATGCTGTTTGCACCGAAGCCGCTGATATCGAGCGCCTTGTGGGAGGAGATCAGAGCGAACAAGGACTTGCTTCTGACCAAGCGTAGCGCGGCATTCGTGGGCTACTGCCGGACGCAGGCGAACAAATATGGCATCAAGGGAAGCCGAGTAGCGGCGGCGAAAGAAGCAGCGGAGTTCTTCAAGGCGCAATGCGACCGACTGGGGACCACTGCGAAGCTGCATGAACTTGCGGGATCGCTCTCGCCGCTTCTCGGTGAGCATACGAAGATCATGGACCTCGACACTACTCCCGGCAATACGGAGACGTTCTTCGAGTGCTGCAATCGTAAGGTGTCGTTCGGAAACACGATCAAAGCGGCGGCGGAAATCTATGCCAGAATCTACGAGAACTATGGGAAGCGTGCGCGACTCGCGCAAACAAATGAAGGGATAGACTGGAAAGCCCTATCCCACGCCGTCCGCGTCGCTAATGAGGCGTTGGAACTGCTGACCACAGCGCACGTTACATTCCCACTGCCAAACGCAGCACACATCCTCGCAATCAAACGCGGACTGGTGACCTATGAAGCAGTTGCAGAAGAAATCGAAGGTTTGCTAGCAAAGGTAGAGCGCGCCTCAGAAATATCAACACTGCGGGACGATGCCGATCAAGGCTTCATCGAAGCGATGGTGCGCCGAGAGCATAGAAATTCAATCTTGGAGGAATATTGATGAGCGAATCGAATGCACCAGCAAGCCAGCCCAGCGCGGAAGAGCAGGAACGAGAGCGCAAAGCATGGATAGCGGCGATTAATGCCGAACTAGCAGATCTTCGTGCATGGGCTAATCGGGAGGCTAAACGTGCAGGAGAGGTTGAGGCGGAACTCCAGCAGGCACGGGAGGAAGCCGAACGCCGCGACGCGCAACTACAGAGCGTGATGAATGAACTGGACGCCGCCGAATCCGAGGTATTCAGACTCCGGGGCGCGCTGGCGAAATACGGCCACCATCTATTTGGTTGCCCTGTAACGATGACTGGCGCGAACGATTGCTATTGCGGCTTGGAGGCGGCGTTGAAGCCTATACCGGATACCACCAAGGAGAAGTAGGATGCGTGAGCGATTCTGGCAGTTCGTGCATGACAAACTGGAGCAGGCGTGGCATTGGGTCTACTATCACAAACTCGCGCGACCCTTGGAATTGGGGACCCCCAAAAACTACGAATACTCAGCGCGTGGCATCACTGCCTCAAGTTCCCGAAGAACTAGATCACTTCCCCGGAACACTTAGTCCGCGGCTTAACCGTGGCCGGAATCACCGAGTAGGCCACCCCCCACTCAACCCTTCTTTAACTTTGCGCGAATAATGGCCCGCTCAATCACGTTCATTGAAACTGCACTCCCGGCGCAACCTGCACGCCGTTTGTAAACATGAAATTAGTGAACATCGGTGGGGGCGGAGCACTCCCGCTATCCAGCGCCAGAATGAAAATGTCCGCGCGGGTTGCATTGCTCGAATCGGTTGCTAATTTCCCGAGCATACTGCTGGACCATTCCCAGATGCGGCCATCCTGTGATACGGTGCCGATTGCATTTGAGGCAGTGAAGTAGACATCAAAAGGACCGGCATTCGTCGTTCCGCAACCAGAGGCATTGCCAGGACCAAGAATAAAGTTGTGGCCGAATCGCACTAGCGTTCCATTCTGCAGGAGTGCGTAGTTTTCATTCTGCCCGGCCGATCCCCAAGTCGAAGTTGCTGCGGAGGTTGTGTAATTATTCTGCGCTGTGCTTCCGATGATCGGCTGAGTCTGAGCAGAAGTCGCATTCCGCCATGAGAAATGGTTCTCGCAGTTTCCTGGAAGCGCTGGGTTTGTCGGGATGCTGGCGTAAGACGTGAAGGGCGTTGCGCTGTTCGCATTCGATGGAACAAAGTTAACGAAGTTCGGATTCGAGATCGCCACTTCATTCTGATAGCCGAAGGTGTTATGTCCGGCACAGAGAGCGCTTCCTCCGGTAAACGTGCCTGTGCAGGGCACGATATGCGTCGTCAGCGCATCCCAGAAGATCGACGTATTTCCGCAGTTTGTTCCTGTCGAGGCGCCACTGACTTGAACGTATTGCGTACCGCTGAAGCCGAAGGAGTCGTGAATGTGGGCTTTTGCGCAACTTGAGTCGATTGGTCCACCGGTAGCTGTCCCGCTGGCCGTGACGACGGCCGTGTAGGTGTTGTAGAGAGCTGCTGCACTCCCGGTAAACGTGCTTGCGCCTGGGGTTCCACTCCAACTGCCTTTTACCGCGAATTGGTGGACGCCTGTCCCTTGCCCACCATTCACCTTGAAAGAATAGGTTCCGCTGGCCCCATTCCACGCTGGCGTGATTGTGCCGGTCGTGCCAGTCCCACTGGACTGACTGAAGCTAACCTCATCCAAATATTCCGTCACTGTGCCGCCAACTGGACTCACATCAACTTGCTCCTGATTCCCGGTAGCATCCGCGAATGCGGTTGGACCAACCGGCTGCGCAGCGAATCCTGTGTATGTGGTCCCGTCAAATACCAAAGAGTCATAATAGATGCAAGGAGTGCCCGAGCAGGCGGTGTCGCCCGGAATCCTATGCACATTCCAAACAATTGAGTGCCAGGTCGCAGCCGTGTAGTTGCACGGCACTGACGTTGCGATCCATGTCGAAGTCAGTTGGCTCCAGATATCCCAGACTCCGCCGATCACGCACTGCGATCCAAACATATACTCAGTGCCGCCGTTGAACTGAAACTGATCGAACTCCAGGGCGTTGACATTCGCCACCGATGCCACGTAGGAATGCCACGTTGAACTAAAAATCGTACTTGCATCGTTTGCGCCCGGCTTGAACCCCCATAGAGCATTCGAGTAGCAGGGCTGGTTGCTGCCAGAACCGCAAACTGATCCGCTCTTTCCAGTAACACTGAGCGCCATTGACGCACCGTCAAGCGACGGTGTGGGATTATTGATGGTTTGCGAGGTAGCCGTAGGGTTACCGGTTCCACCGCAGCACACAGTTCCGGAATTATTGAACCAGTTCGTCAGGCTGTCGTCGATGTTGGAATTGGTTTGCGTAGGACCTACTGCGGTAATGGTATAAGTGTTGTTGATGCCATTCAGGATCACCGTTGCATCCACGAGCGAGCCATCGGTCGGGAGCGTGCCAGTTACCATCGTGAAAGCGGACGAACCATTAGCCAGAGTCGCAGTGTCAGCGGAAATGCTCCGGACATTCGACATCGAGATCCAGAAAAGTTGATCGTTGATGTCTTCCGAGAGTGGGCCAGTCCAGCCAGCGTCGTATGCTTGGCCATTCGGGAGCACGCCCGAGAGCCCGATATCGTAAATTGCGACCGGACTAGAGAAGGTCAGGGGATGGCCGATGACTGTATCCCAAGCATAGGTTACCGCGTAGATCACAGGATCGTTGACTTGTGAGCCTGCGGTCGGCGTCCCCATGAAATACGCTACCCAAGGATTCTGATGGCTCCATGTCAGAGCCCCGCACGGTGACACCGTGGCCGTGGTGTTAGAGAATGGGGCAACTACCTGAAGAATGCCGTTGACGAATTCAATCCCTTCCACGTAAGGACATCCGCCCTGAAACGTTGAGAGCAGATAAACGGATGCGTTCGCGCACGCTGTTGAAGTATCGGCACGGCCGGCGCAGTTCCAACCCTCGTCGTTGTCTCCGCCGGAAGCTGTCGAGGAGAGTGTACGGCCGCCCACCGATCCGCCATCACTCGCTCGCGTGATCGGATTCAATGGGTAGGGATTCAGGCTGATATCGTAACCAACAGAGTTCAGACATGCCCCGAGGCAAGCGGTGTAATTGATATACGTAGCTCCAGATTGGCTCCCCGGATGGCTCATCAATGTAGCCGACGTTGTTGAATTCCAAGTCGCTACCCCGAATTTTATCCCGTTGATCGTGATATTTCCGCCATTGCCCGACCCGATACCCGAGGACCATGTGGTCGTAAATTGCTGCCCGCCTGTCCACTGCATACAGCCCTGACTAGCCAAAGGAGTGCAACTCCCAAGGGCGGAATTTGAGGTAGTCACGCTTCCTGTGGGAAGGGTCGAAACGAACGGCGGATTGTTCGGCGTCTGCACTATCGCCGTCGAAGTCGAGGAGCAGGAATAGGTCGGCGGCCCGCACTGCGCGCGCGCCGCGACGGATAAACAACAGCTAATTGCCAGAAGTAATAAAATTTTCTTCATTGCATTTCCAAGAGCGCAAACATCCCTACGGCCGGCGCTGCCACAACCGGAGCCGAAGAGGTATAGGTATAAGAATTCACCGTGCTGTCGCTTTGCGTGCTGGTGCCCGCTATGATCTTGAGAGTCTCCGCCGAAACCACGGAAATCGCGGTCGAGTACTGCGTGCCCGTGGTGCAGCCAGTTCCCGAACCGTTGGTGGCTGGAGTCGTGCCCGTCGTGGTGTAGCAGGCCACGGTCGTGCCACCATTCGGATTTGTGCAAGTGACTGTCTGGGGTACAACTCCGGAAGTTGGAGAGCACGTTGCCGGGGTTGCCTGCGTGTTGATGACATAGACATAAGAATTGACTGGACTGTCCGTCAGCGTGCTCGTCCCTGCGATGATATTGATCGTAACCGAGGCCGCTACTGTGATTGTCCCGCCGCTGGTCAGAAGAGTTCCGGTTGTGCAGCCGGTTCCTAAACCATTCGTGGCCGGGATCGTTCCGTTGATCGCATAGCACTGAACCGTCGTCCCTGAATTTGGGTTCGTGCAGGCTGGAGTCTGAGTTGAGGAGTACGTTCCTGATCCTGGAGAGCAAGTTGAGGGAGAAGCTTGAGAGGCCGTGGGTGCATCAATGCCAAGCAACGGCACGATCTGCGGGCTGCTCGGATCGTTGTCGGTGATCTGCAAAGTATCTCTGACTGGCCCCGTTCCTGTGGGCGCGTAGGTTACGGTAATCGTGCAACTGGCAGCGTTTGAAATTGATGTGCCGCAGTTGTTCGTCTGCGAGAAGTTTGTCCCAGTTGTGAAGGCGACGGAGAGGCTACCGAGGTTTCCCGTATTCCCTGCAGTGAGCGTGATGGTTTTCTGATTCGCGGAGGCGGGGAGCCAGAGCAGGCTGCTCGCCGAGAGATTCCCGCAGTGGGTATTGCTGCCTTGGTCGGTTGCGCTGTTTGGAGTTGTGCTCTGAATCCAATACTGGCCATTCATGCCAGAGGTCGGAGTCCATGAAATCGGGGCGGCTGTCCAGGTAGTTCCGGCTAAGAATGAGATTGTGTTGCATCCCCATGCGCTGCCAGATCCAAGAGTAGCCGCATTGTTATAGAGCGGACCATTGACCTCAGCTAAGTCGGTGCCGAGCGAATTGTGGCTAACGAAGGAGTTCGTCGGCGCAGGTGATGCTCCGGGGAAAAACGCCGCCGTGTATCCATAGCCGCAGAGATAATTGAAATTTGTCTGCATCGAGGCATAGCCAGACGTACTCCCCTGATACGCGATGCCCTGAGTGTTTCCGATGGAGCAATTCGTGTTGCCCTGCAAGGTCACATTGCTCGGAGCGGCCGTGCCGTTCAGGTAGCCAGGGCCATCGGTGTGGTCACCGAAAGTTGCCGCATATCGTGAGTCGTGCATCCAGCTATTGACCACAGTCTGCGAGTTGCTGGAGTAGAAAGTAATTGCGTTGGCGAACCCCCACATATCCATGCCCGTGACATAGACGGGTCCGCCTGAGGGAATGTTAATTCCATACTGATAGCCGCTGCTCCCAATGATTGCGTTCGTGCCGGAAACCTGAGTGGTCGTATTCTGTCCCGCTCCAGCCGAAGGCCATGCCGCTCCCGGCGGAGATGTGGCGAATGACGCCAAGGGCACAATGCTTGGATAGACCAGGTAAACGTTCGCGCCTGTAATCTGGACGTTGTAATTAGCCAGATCGTTGGACTGAAAGCGGCACCCCTTAAACAGAACATTGGAGCCAGTGACCAGCGTTCCCGACGTGGTACCGGTCCCGTAGAAGTCAACGCTGTCGAACTCGCAGTAATTGCAGTTGATCGTCTGGTAAGAACTGTATGTACAATTCGAGATCTTAGTCCGCGTCGCCCAGCTTGAGCCGCTAGAGAAGGCTCCGCACGCGGTGCCATTCAGCGATCCGTAGGCCGCATAGCCCACGGTGTTCCCAGATTGCCCAGGCCACGGAGCTTGCGCCGTAGCAGAAATTGAGCACAGCCCGATAATGACAGCAGGAAGATATCTCATGGCTACCAGTACGTGAAGAGTGAGGTTGCGATGCGAATGTCATCAACGATGAAATCCGTCCCCGTCTGGGATAGAAAATTAACGCGGGCGACGTTGGCCGTCCATGTTCCGTTTGTCGAAGCCGTTCCAGTCGTCCACGAACTACCGTTCGACGAGAAGTACGGCGTGCAAGTGGCGTTTGCTCCAGTCCCCGCAACAGCCTTGATCGCTATGTAATAAGTGGTATTGGTCGCTAACGTAACCGCCGTGGTTTGGGTCGTGCCGCCTGTGTTGGAAACATTGAATTGATTGTTGCTGAAGAAACTCAGCCGGCACAGAAGATTGTCAGACCCATCCAACACTGAGAATAAAAACTCACTGGACGCAGGCAGGGTATCGACGTTCACCATAATCCCGGCGTAAAACGTACTTTGCGCGGTGACTTGCTCTTCGACGTTTACCGAACCGCCTGTTGCTACATAAAACGAGCGGGTTTGTTGGAGGGGTGCCGGAGGAGTTGTGTAAGCAAAATTTGGGGTACCTGCCGCGAAGAATACCCCTTGATCGCAGGTTGAGCCGTAGCTCGCATAGCACAGCGTCGAACCCTCAAACGTTTCCCGCAGAAGGCACCCTGATGAACCAGTCACGGATGGAGGACCGGAACATCCTGAAATCGCACGTATGCCTGGAGTCAGCACTGAGCCTTTGTTGAACTTGGCGCCCTTGTTAACCGTTAACCCCTGCCCAAAAGCGAAAGAGCAGAGCAGCGAGATGGTGAGCAGCGTTCTCATTGGAATCTGCACGAACTTCCGAGGAAGATTGTCATTACATCCGTGCCCGTCGTGTTCTTGGCTTGTACTGCTACCGTGCCCGCTGTGGTGCCGTTCGCTAGTCCCATATAAATATGCGCCGTATACGTGGCAGTGTCGGAGACTAAGCTTCCAAAGGGGTCCAACGAAGTAGAAAAGGCATTCGCGTTTGCACTTGCGAAGTTAGGTGCCGTGGTATTCCCAGTCCCTTCAAAGGTATAGGAGACGGCGGTTGGGCTGGCGGGTCCGGTAATCTGAATATTCGGAGAGTTGGTAACAGCGGTCGCACCCTGATAAGTCAGAGTGCAGTCGAGAACGTAATCCTGACTCGCCGCAACCGGCCATGACCATGAGCGCGTTCCGTCAGACACGGTAGTGAAGGTCGTATTGCTGTTGGTGAAACTGGTATGAAGAACCGTCGTCTGCGGAAGCTGCTGCGTCTGTGTTTGGTTGTTTCCATTCCAGCGCCATACGTGAACCGTCGAATCGGGATAGAGGAGATCTACGTTAGCCGCAGGGGTGCTCGTCGTGCCCTCATTTGAGCAGATCGCGCCCGCAGTTCCGGCGGCACACGTTGGAGCCGAGGAGCCCAAAGAAAGGCCACCACTAGAAGTTATCGCGAACGTTTGCGTCTGCCCTGACAACACGCCAGCAGTCCACGTTCCCCCGGTGCCCCCAACAATGCACCCTGTCTGCGTCGTCGCGCAATTCACATTTAGCGCGCTTTGCCCAGTTGAAGTTCCCGGGGAAGAAACACCAAGAGTGATCGAAGTGTTATTATTTGACGAGTTAGTATTCTGAAAGACCCAAGGGGCCGTAAGATTGGCAGTTGCGATTCCTGCGCGCGTGATCGACGCCGTGGCCGCGCCTTCTGTAATCGTTCCGGCAGCCGCCGCCCCGGTGAGAAAGTTTTCGGGAATGGTCGCTGCCGCGGTGCAACCGATTCCAGTCGTGGTCGACCATGTAAGGCCAGAAGTGCAATTGCTCCCAAACGCCGCAAACGTTGGGTACTTGATCGTGAACCAGTGGCCTGGCGCTGTCGTCGAGTCCTGATAGACGAAGGCCGCGAAGTTGGGGATGATGGTTCCATTCGCCGCCCCGTCAATGAGGTCCGAGGCTCCAGCGTTCGGCGTGACCGTCAGCGTCGTACTCGTATTCTTGATGACGAAAGCATAATTGGATGCAAAGTTCGGCGCAGCCACGGCCGGCAATGCCAATGCCGTCCCAGAAGTCCAGTTGAGATAGTTCGCGCGATCTGTTGATAGCAGCGTGGCCGGGTTCGTCGCATCTACCGGAACGCCTGCCAAGGTAGAAACAAAGTCAGTGCCATTCCCCGCCATCAAACTGCGACTAGCGGCCGCGCCGGCAATCTGAAAGCCCACCGCTGCGTTGACTACGCCCGTTGGAGTCGAGGAACCACTCGTGCTTCCAATCGTCAAACTATTGAACTGGCTGCTGACCGTTGGTGAAGAACTCCACACTGTCGGCGGTGTTCCGTGCCCCAGAAGATAAGTTACTACCTGCTCTGTCGCCGAGCCGGTGATCGTATGCGCTGTGATATTGTCTTGCAGGATGGTGCCCGTCTTTGCTCCGACGTTCACACCCATAATGTTGATGTCGTTGCAATTTGATCCGTTACCCGAGGTTCCAATATCAATCCCGATTCCGCCCGCCGCGAACGCAACCAGGCCACCTGCATTCCAGTTGACCCCAGAAGTGATTGTGGAACCGTAGAACGAATAGAATGTTGAGTTGATTGCTGAGTCGCCGCAGAAGTCAGCGCCATTCTCCATGAACTCGGTATGGGCATCTCCAAGGGACAAATGCTGGCCAATGCCGATGATCCCGGTGGGCTGCGAAGCTCCAGAGGGCAAGAAGATGCAAGCCGTGGTTGCGGTCTTGTCCTGACACGAAACCGTCAGCCGGTCGATAATGCCACTGCCCTGATTTCCCGCGACACCGGTGATCTGTGCGCCTACCCAGTTCGGATTGACGCAAGGGTTTGGAGTCAATACGCCGAAGTTTGCTGTCCCGGCTCCGCAAGTAATCCCTGAGCCGACTGGAACTTTCCCACCCGCCGAGCACGTTCCTACACTAGTGTTCGAGCAGTTCGCACCCCCGACCAGCGTTACAGGAAACGGGTTGTAATTGACGGTGATGTTCGAATAGATACCGGCGTTCGTGGTTCCGATCGCACCGTTGCCGCCATAAATTCCTGACTGCTCCAGTTCAAACCCTGACTCCGGGCAGTTGTAGATGTTCACAAATCCATCGGTGCCGGTGCCTTCTTCCCCTTGTCCGTTGACGAATCCAGATCCGCCGATCATCAAATGGCAGTCCAGAATCAGATCCCCGAAGCGTGTTCCATACGCGCCGTTGCCCCCACCGTAGCCAATTGAGATCAGCGGCGTATTCAGGTAGGCCACTGCCGCGGTGCAAGGCGAAGCGCAAGTTGTCTGCGTGGTGGAATCGACGTTCAAGACAAAGACTTGCGGCGCAGTCGAACTCGTTACTGAGGCGATGGTAAAACAGCCATTGTCCTTCGAGGCAGAAGTGGCTCCAGCAATACAGATCTTCCTTCCGGCGACTAACTGGTTGACTGTGGTTCCTGCTGCTGTAAAGGGTGCGCCGGCCGCGAGCGTCACGGTCATCAGGGAGCCTGATACGCTCAACCCGATGGTGGTCGCGGAACTATTCTGAATCTGGAAACCGCCATTAGGACAAGCGTCCGTCAGCGGGTTGCACATCGCAATCGAAGTGTTTTCTCCAATTAAATCTGTCGAGGAGCCGCCCATGCCGTGCAACTGCGTCGATGTCGGCAGAGTCACCGTACTCATCCCATCGACCATGATTAAGTGCTGGGTACCGTTCGCTTTGATGTCGAGCCGGCCAGTGAAGTTCGAAGGAAGTGGCTCCTCCGTCCAGAACTGCGTGCCGGTCATATCGTCGATGATGTTGCAACTCGCGCCATTGCTTGTCGTACACCCATAGGCTGTGACCATGGCGCGAATCGCATGTGACTCATCGGTGATTCCGCCGCCTGGATTACAGGTGGTCGTGCTCCCGCAATAGGCAGAGACAAAGACTTGCGAAGGAGAACTGAAGTTCAGGGCGGTAGCCGAGGAGGTTGTAGTCGGAGTCTGCCCTTCAACTTGATTGGAAATGGCTCCCCCTCCCCCACTCGCTGCCGTATAGCAGGGATTCGGCGAACTCGCCGTCGTATATTCCAGCACTTCTCCATTGGTCGGAGTGAATCCCGTGCAGAGCGGAACAGTGTCAATACCGACGACCTGCTGAGATGTATTTGTCCCGCTGAGATCACCTCCGGCAGTGAAACTCCCCCCGCCCCCTCCGCGCCCATTCCCCGAGGCAATCGGCGTTCCCTGAAACTTCACTGTTGCTGTATTGGTGACGGTGTTTCCGCAAAGCTGGAAGAGAGTCGTGCCCGCAACCAGAGTTGCGGTGTAAACTCCGTTCGCAGTGATGGTGGATTGTGCCGTGGAACTGGTCGAAGGAGTGACCTGAGTGTTCTGCGCCGGATCGCCGCCGATGGCAACTTCGGGCTGGATGGTTCCACTCCAAGTCCCCGTGATGCTCATGCCTACGCTTCCAAGGCCCGTGGTGTCGATTCCGACGCACTGAGTTCCGGTGATGGTTAATGGTTTAGTTTGCCCCCGCGCGAAAGGCGCAAGGCAGAGGATAACGAAGAGACACAGCTTCCTGCGAATGTGCATGGTGAACTCCAGTTAGAGCTTGAGAGAGATTTGCATCGAGTAAAAAGTTTCAGAGATGGCGGTTGCGGTGTTCTTGTTGTCTCCAGTGAAGAATAGGTCGCCATTGCCATTTCCCCCACTGGAGGCCAGCGGGATGTTCGTCGCAATCGTGGCCTTTAGCACGCCGTCGATGTAGTAGTCGATGGAAGTTCCAGTCGCATTCATCGCCATCTCGAACAGGTGGACATTGGTGTCTGGAGCCACTCCCGTGTCTACCGTGGTCTGCGCTCCAGAAGAAGCGCCGGCAATAATTGCCACTGCCTGCCAGTGCGTGTCCGTGGTCGAGGAGAAGCGGAAACCGATGGTCGATTTGTTGGGCGTGTCTGTGGCGTAAGCGGTGGTGCCGGTAATGGCTGTGCCGTTATTACCCGTGCCGCCCGAATCGAAGCAGGCCATCCCCATCCAGTACCGGACGCTGGTGGTGTTCCCAACCGCTGCTCGGTACGACCAGCGGTTGATGGCTTGCATCGTAAGAAGGGAAACGCTCCCATTCTCGCCGAAGTGGGCCCCAATGACGGTGTTGGTCGATCCTGAGGCGCTCGCAGATATCGAAGTTCCAGCCTGCAATGTCGCAGTGGCATTTACAGTGGAGGTGCTTCCGAGTGGCGTTACTGCCGAAGTACCGAGAATCCCGGTCGGCTGTAGGGTTCCACTTTGACTCACCGCGTACAACGCAACACTAGCTTGCGCATAATTCACCGCATCCCAAGCGTTGTCTCCGTTGACGTTGTAGCGGATGATATCGCCGGTCTCTGGTGCGCTGGGGAAGTCCGTAACTGCCACCCATGTATTCGCTGGGTAGCAGACATACAAAACCGTGGACGCGCTCGATGCGGATGCGTTCGTGTACGAAGAGCCAACCGTACAATTGCCGGAGGGGACACCTGCGCCGGAACTGAAGAGATTTGTCTGATTGTTGAGGATCAATCCGCCCGGCACAATGCTGGCTACTATGCCCGTACCGTTCGGCTTGAGATCGATTCGCGCCCCAGTTGGATCTCCGCGAACTTCTAAAATGTTCACCGAGTCCAGGCCAAAACAAAGTTCGATTGTCCCGCTGGCGTTCTGACAGAGCAGCCCCCCAGCTCCACTGCCATTAAAGTTCCCAATGTACTGGTTTTGCAGAAGCGAAAAGCCGGTCGCGAAAGCACTGTTGTTCGAGGTAATGGCCGTCGAACTGAAACTGAAAGCCCCAGTCCCCACCAACCCGCCAATCGCGTTTGAGTTGAAGATGTTTGCCGAGGGCGTATTGGAGACAAACGATTCGCAGATTCCGTATGAGAACCGATGCGAGGTGATGGAGAGAATCGGATTCGAGGTAACGACATTGTTCGTAGTGTCAACCAAGTTGTAGGCGCAGTAGCTGTTGTCTGCGCCGTTTGCCCCAGCATGGACGTTGGCGGAAAAAACGTTGGTTGCGGACGATGGCCCTGAGTGGACCGAATCCCATCCGTTGATCTTTACATCTGGCCCTTTATTATTGCTGAAATCATTTCCGATGTACTGATTAAACCCTCCGTTGAGCACCCCTGCATTAGACAAACCAGAAATGCTTACGCCTCCCAAAAAGTTCCCAGAAATGTCGGAGTGTTCAACCCGGAAAGTGCTGCAATTGGTTTCGAGGATTCCCCATCCCGTTGTTGAGTTTTCAAATTCAGAGTTGGTCGCAAACAGGTCGGTCGTATTTGTGCAATTCACGGCGTTCCCGCCGTTATCCAGCACCATCACCTGAGACATCTTCATCGCGGCGGCTTGATTCGATGTTCCGGTTGAGGTGATTTGAATCCCATCCCCCGCGAAGCGCAATACGTTTCCGTTCTGTAGGCTGAAGCGATCGCCAGTGACCGCGATTCCCGCACCAGTTGCACTGGAGTTCAAGCCGTCGAGCACACCGAAGTTCTGGATCGATACCTGGTTGCCACTTACGAGAAACGCCGCGCCTGAGCTGACGTTAGGACGAAGGATCAGTGCCGGGTATTCATTGACTCCATCCAGCATGGCCGTGGGCGGTCCGCGGAAGCCTGCGCCATTGCTGAATGTGATCGTATGGATGGCATAGGTTCCGCCAGCGGTCATGTCGAGTGTGACCCCGGTGGGAATCGTCACCGCGCTCCATTGAGAAGTACCGCATCCGGAATCAACAACGATGGTCCCCGTTAGTCCGGCGGTGGTGAACACCGCCGCAGCAGCGTTTATATTCAGACCACAATCGCTCAGGCCGTAGTCGGCGGCGTATTCAGTGTGGGTGCTGAATGAGTTCAAGCATGGCACTTCCGCTCCGTCATTCACGGAGCACACCCAGCCCGCAGAAGTAGACCGAAAATAATTCTGCCCTGAAGTGGGCGTCCCCGCTGCGCTACCTTGCCCAGAGGCGATGCAATTTGTTGCGGCTCCGCAAGCTGTTGGTGCGGACGGCCCGATACTTAATGAGCCTACAAGAGACTCCGTACCCTGGCAGGCGATATTCAGCCCGGTAAACGTGCAAGGTGCGTTCGCGATCGTGCTTGGGCCGGTCCATCCCGCAAAATTTCCCGTCGTCCCACTCCCGCTTACAGAACCAGAACCATTTGCGCCGAGAGTCACTGTGTAAGGGCCGAAGCAATTGTTCTGGATGCAGACGGTATAGTCATAGGTTCCGGCTGGTGCCCAGAAACCGATATTGCCTTGCGCGTCTCCCGTGCTTTGGCAGGCAGAAGTGAGAGCGTTTGGATCTGGAGTGTCTTGAGCTCCGTTCCCGCAGGCTACGCCCTGCCCGGTGAAGGTCGTCGCATAGTTGGTACACGGAACTTGATTCGCTGGGGAACTGCATACAGCCAAGACTGGGGAGTTGGGCGGGACATTGGCTGTCAAGTAATAGGGGAACACATTGGAAACGCTAGGGAACGGAGCGGCATAGCGAACGTTTTGCCCGTAGCACACCGAGCCCATCAGCACAAGAGCCGCGAGGAATAATTTATTCATTGATGAGTTCCTGTGAAGGCAGCCCCTTCGACATTGCTAGCGATTGAGCCAAGCGAGTAAGCCATGGCTAGTTTCGCGTGATGATGTTTACGCAATTCGTGGGGCACCAGAATCCCGGCAAGAGCTTCGCTGGAGAAAAATACGACGCAGCCTTTCGTTGAATGCACGAACGGTCTGGCGAAGGGATTATGCTCGCGGAATATACCTCCGCTTTGCGCTCCGCGATTCGTGAAGTAGGCATCAGAGCCGCTGGCGGCCAGTTGGAGCACGATCAGAAGTGCGGTTTTCATCGGCTAACTAAATGTACAAACATAGTTCCACGAATATTGAGTTGCCCCTGTCAACCCGCTAGCCCCGCTAATAATTTCAAAGGCTGTGGGCTCAACCATGAGTACTCCAACTTGAGCGGCACTGAGCAACGCCTGCGCTGCTCCGAAAGGAGTAATGCTGCAATGCGCTGCGGTGTGCGTGCCTCCGAATGTTACCGTGACCACGGTGGCACTGGAACCGGTAGGGGAGGAGCCCGTTGTAATGACGAGGAAACCGCCGCTGTCAGTGCACGTATCGCTGCAGGCGATTGTCGGCCCAGTCCCAGCTCCCGTGCCTCCCACTGTCGATGCGATTGCAGATTGACCGAGAAGATTTATTAACGATGGTGATGTGACGATGCCCGGACTGAATAAATTTACTGACTGGGAACCGGTCCCGGTCGATAGCACCAACCCCAATACCTGCCCACTCCCTGCTACCGGATACGTTCCTGCTCCGGTATCGTGGCAATTCCCAGGGACGGAAGTGCTCACTTGAAAATAATCGCCAGCAGTGGTGCCCCCATCGAACGCGCAATTCACAATCCCAGACTGCTGGATGGTCGCGGTTCCCGTAATTCCTGCGCCAGCGGTGACAATACCGATAATGGCGCTCGTCGTTGAGCTGGGCGCGACGGTGGCTGTAGATGGCGCTCCCGTCGCGATCGCGAGTTCGTTCAGTATTGTTGCCGTTACTGAATTGTTCGGGATGCACACATAAGTTGCGGGTCCATTCGTCACTCCGCAGCCATTGATCTCAGTTCCGGTCGTGAGATTTTTATCAGTTAGTATCTGGGTTGCATTTTCGCTGACGAGCGTATCGCTTGCAGTCAGCACTGGCCCGTGAAGGATAACGTTTGAACTGGTCGGCGGAATGTCGAGTGTCGTCTGTGTTCCTGAAGGCGAGCCGAATACCAGTTGCAGATCGGACAGGTTAAAATACGTTGTCGCGTCAAAGGTCTGAGACGCGGCCCACACATTTGCGTTGTTGAGTAGACTCCCGTTTACCCCATTCACCGTGAGAATTGTCGCTCCAGAAGCGCAATTCACTCCGCCCGAGCTCTTGATAACCACGGAATAAATCAGTCCTGACTGGAACCAGATATTAGCTGTGCCGCCTGCGGAAAGTGGCGTAGGATCGGGATTCAATGTGACCCCAGAATAATCTGTGTACGTCGCCAGTGGGGTTGTCGTGCCAGAATAATATGTCCCGACACAGCCGAACGCATTCATCGCGCCCGATGGAAGGATACTTACGAACTGTGGGTAGGTTCCCAGACTGACCGGAACTTGCGCGAGAGCAGAGCCGCACAGCAAAAGCAGGACTGCAAGAATCTTTTTCATTTTGGACTGCCCTCGACTTCTGTGCCCAACTCGTGCCCGGCGTCCCACTCCTCGGGTGAAATGGAATCCTCGTCGCTCACGATAGGCTTAAACGCAATCCGCTTTCCGTTCACGATTGTCGCGACGCGCGGGCCGATCTTGTCCTTCAAAGCGTGCCAAGCCTTCCCCTTGGAATCCGCCGCTTCAAACTTCGCAACATCTTCTGGGGCAGCATCGCCAAACACGTAAACTTTGCTCGGATCACTCTTCATCTGCACTTCAAACTCTTTCGAGGCTGGATCGTATTTATAGGAACTGAGGGCTGTTGAATCGACAGGAGTATGTCCCGGCGCGAGATCGACTGCTGGTGCTTTCGGAGTCACAACTCCCCCTTGATTCTTGAGTGGCACATTCGGCTGCAACGGCTTCGGGATATCGCCGCCTGCCCCTTCTACTGCCAAGTTTGCGATCTGATTCGCTCTTGCTGTCAGACTCGGAATTGGGGCAGAAGGTCCAAGTTCCTTGATTGCCTGCATGACGGCTGGAACAGGCAGTTCTCCCAAGCCCTTTGCGGGGTCAATCGCTGGTTTTGCGCCTTCGCGTAGGGCGTTGCCCTGGAGAAGTTCTGGAGAAGGTGCTTGCGGCTCAAAGGCTCCAGGATATTGCGGGCCTGCCGGCAGTTGTAGACCCGTCCGCGGCGGCATTATGCGCTCAATAGAGGGCCGAGCATTGACTCCGGGGATTGGACCCTCAGGGGCCACGCGTTCGGGGCTTATTTGGCCCGGTAACGTCCGTGCAGGGCTAACCAGCGAGGGATTTAACTGTTCTGGCGTTGCAGAAGGCTGATCATGGAGCACTTCTGGCGGAACCGGAACGTTCGCAGACCGAGCCTTCAATTCATCTGGGAGCCCTCGCCAAGCATCTACGATCTTGCCGAGGCGATCGAATGTCAGAACGTCTGCCGTCTTGCCAAGAGCCTTCATGATCGGATGATTAAGAATTGCGGACGTAGTATCTAGTGCGGTACTCGCTGCGGAAGGGGCGGCCTCGGCAATAGCCGGGGCGGCCTTAGCCACGCCAGCGGTTACCGCCGCGGCCACGGGAACCGCAGCCGCATGCCCGAACACCGCTCCTGGATCACCCCCCTCCGCCGCTTGTTCTTCCCCTTTGACGTTGACTCCAAGGGCCTCGTTCGCTGCGGCACCTACTTTGTATGGAACGCCTTCCGCCCTTGCGGTTCGCGCATCCCAATTCTGCTTTAACTGTTTGATTCTGTCGATGCCTTCTTGGAGAGCCAGCGGGGGCGCGATAATTGCCTCTGTCGCTGTTTTTGCCATGCTAGGAACGCCGGCTGCCATTCCTTTGAGGTCCGACCAGAGGGCTGAACCTGCACTAGAAAGGAAGTCTTTCGCCGGTTGCTCTGCTATGGGATCGATCTTGGCACCCGCTTTGGCAGCCTCCTGATACCGATCAGCAGGAACGACTCCCGGCGTCCCATCTGGCGCGGTGATATGCACCCCCGGCTTTGCTCCGGCTTTCACTGCCGCGGCAAGATTCGCTGCGGGGATATCGCCTAGCGTTCCGTCAGGCGCGAAAATGGGGACTGTGCTCATTTCGGTCTAACCTGCCCCCCGTACTGCGAGAAGAAATCGGACCCTTGTGCGGAAGGCGGGATGGTATTACCCGTTTTCATCCTGTTCTGAATATCCGCGATCTGCTGTTGATATGCTTGGTGCCGATTCCCCATGTCTTGACGCAAAACATTCGCAGCCGAGGCAATCTGGCGCAGAGTAGCATTCGGTCCGATCAACCCTTCGACTTCATGCCGTGCGGAATCCGAGAGCACACCCGAAGCATTTGATGAGTTGAGCACCTTAGCAATTTCGGTCACCGCAGTCTGTCTCGCAGCATTGAATGCCGCCTGCTCTGCCGAACCCAGTGCTCCAGCATCCACTGAACGAAGCGGCGCGTTAATCCATGGCGAACCAGAATCGAGGACTGGCTTGGCCGTTTGCAGAAAGAGATCGAGGTTCTTTCCGGCAGTATTCTCGAAAGCTGTAACCTGGTCAAAGTTTGTTTGCAGTTTTCCGAGAGACTGCTGATTCGCTTTGTATTCCGCCGAATTTGCGGCGAGACTCGCGCCGGGGTGAAGGTCTCCAGCACGATTCATCAATTCTCGATTGAGAGCAATTCCAGAAATACCCCGCCCTACCTGGGGAAGTTGGCCAGTGGAATAATATTTCTCCGCAGCCTGGTCGAAAGCCTCTTGCGTCATGCCAAAGCGCTTGGCAACTTGTGCGGGATTTGAAGCTCCTCCGGTGGGATTTCCTGGCACACCTCCGCCACTCTCCAACGAGTAGCGCGTATCAATCGGAAGCGTGGACTTATAATGCAGGAAATCCGCTGGGCCTTTCCCGGGATTCTGCTTGATCCAGTCCTGCATCTCCTGCTGCTCGACCGGGGCTACTCCGTGAATCACTTGCCCTGTTTTAAAGTTGACTAGTGTCCCTTCGCCGGCTGGCTTCCACTGAGAAGCTTCTCCCTCCGCCTGTTTCTGTGTAGCCGTGGCTTGCGATTCTGCCGTCTTCGCCAATTCCGCGGCGTTCAATCTAGCTTGTTTCAGGGAACCGACTTCCGCTTCCGCCAAATCGATATCGCGCCCATCCTGTAGCGTCGGTGGCAATCCTTGAATCGGAATTCCCTGATGCGCGAGATTGAGAAGTGCTGCCTGGTATGCCTGTTGAGTCTTAGGGCCGATGGGTCGCGGAGCATTCGCCATAGCAGTCTGGATTGCTCCCTCGGAACCGGTGGGGGCAGTCCCGACAGGAGGCGTCCCCAGTGATGTCGGGGAACCTGGCGCAGCCGCTCCGATATTAGTTGTCGGCGCGGTCACATCGTAAGGTGCGGGGGCTGGAGGCTGGAGCGGCGACGGAGTGGCTTGCGGAACTGCTGCAGGTGGTGCGGCGGGGGCGGCAGGCGGATTTTCCTGCGATTCCTTATCGTAAACGCCCTTGACCGTCTCCAGTTGATTCTGGATTGCTCCGTGGGTCTTATCCCAATTGTCGATCTGTGCGGAGTTCAACCCCAAAATGTTTTTCTGGAGTTCAATCTGTGACATCCGCATCTTCTGGATGCTCAGCGGATCTGCGCCGCCCTGCAGCATGGCATTGTAGAGCCCGTCATTGTCGAAGCCAGTAACTTTCCCATTGTCGTCTTTTTGCACGTACTGCGGAGCGAGTTGGCGACGCAGCATTTCGTCCTTTAATGCGAGGCCCTGCGCTTGATTGGCCTGCTGCAGCCCTTGGGTCTGCGCTTGAGTCTGTGCGGTTTGGGCCGCATCTTGGCGCAAGGATGCCGCTCTTTGTTGCTCCTCCAGCGCATTCGGTGGCGGAGTCGGTCTAACGTCGATTTGAGGGTAGAAACTGTTTGCGCTCATGCCTTATCCGCCATAAGATCCCAGCCCAGAACTGCTTCCCGGTGCGGTTGGAGCGAAGTTATTCCCTGCCCCGCCGCCTGGCGCGTAGCCTCCTGCACTCTGATTGCTTGTTCCCACTCCGCCGCCGTAGGGATTCTCGTTCTGCAGCCCTTGAATCATTGCGTTCCAGGCGTTTGCCGATCCGATATCCCCAGCCGCCACCGCATTTCCGTAGTTGTTAAGCTGCGTGGCTTGCTGCTGCCCGCCAGTCAAGTACAGGTTCGAGAGGTTATTCGCCGCTGCCTGACCGTACTGCCCAAGTTGACCTGTGGAAGTCAGCCCAGCCTGCATCCCACCCGCAGCGGTCCCGACATTCGTCTGATACTGATTCAGCGCGTTCTGGTATGCCTGCTGATAGGTAGTGGTCGCAAGACCTTGCCCGTACTTCTGGAGCGCAACTCCTGTGTTGCCGGAGTTGAGGTTTCCCGTGGCCGCGGCTTGCTCATTAATCGCCTGCGTGCCTTGCTGGAGATTGAATTGGTAGCCCGGAGTGTTCTCTGCTTGCGCGAGAGTTGGGGCTGTGAATGGATTGTTGACGAGATTCGCATAAGCATTTGCGGAGGTCTGTCCTACTTGCTGATAGGGCTGCTCGGCAGTCGTCAGTCCTTGCAGTTCGTTGGTCTGGAAATTGACGCCGGACTGCTGATTCTGGAGTTCAAGGGCCTGAGCTTTCTGGTCGGCAGATTCTTGTGCTTGCGTAGCATTTTGGACAGCATTTCGGGTCTGGATGCCCCCGACGACCGTCCCGACCATATTTGCGATTGCGCCGGCTACAGGCATACTTTGGGCTCCTCAGTGCTTGACTGAAGTGCTAAACTTGTGGGCATGAAAATTACTTTCCAGATAGAAAACATTAGCGAAGGTGTTCAGGAAATGGAACTTGGGGAGTACTTTCCCCGAGAAGCCCATGCCACCATCAAGATTTGCAGCAGTGACCTAGAATTGCCGCTCGATGTCTTTTTTGAAAGACACTGCATGCCGCTCATCGCTCGCGCTAAACAGGAGTTCGATGCTATTTGCATGCAGCAGTCGTTCTCCAGAATCGATGCCATTAAATTTCGCGATGATTCCGCTCTACCTGAAAAGGAGTAAGCCATGCGATACGCGATAGTTGATCCTTCCCCTGATATTGTCTGGGTCCGTCCCGGAGTTTGCGTGCGGGTAGTCGCTGGCATTCGGCACGATTGGCTTGAGCAGATAGCCGCTATGCCTTTAGACATCGCCAGATTTCCATATCGCACAGAACGCGAGGTCAAAGTCACCGCGACAATTCTCCGAGTACACCGTCCGGCTTGCTTATCCCCAATAGAATAGAGTCGTGCAATGTCCCGCGCTTCATATAGCTCTTAGGATTAACTCCGTAGCACACCAGTCCGCACCGTTTTGCGAATGACAGCGCCAGCCTATTGTATTCTGGGACCAATGTCACGATCCTCAAGCAGCGCGTATTCTCCCACACCCACCGGATCATGCCGCGCCCCGCTGCCTCTGCTTGAGAACCATAGCTTTTAGGTAACAAGCACGTATGCACGTCCCAGCAGATTTCATTCTGCGGAATAAAGAGAAACATGCCTAGCAATTCATCGCCATCCATTGCGAGGACGTACCAGAGGCCCTCATCGTCGGTTGCCTTCCAATCTTCTGGCTTTGCTGCGAAGTCATCCGACACGTGCGGATAGATTGCGGGGTGTGTGACAATGCTTTTGACTAGCGTCCAATTGCGCGTGCGCTCGAAAGTCATCTAACCTACAGGCCACCAAACTATTCCGTCCGACTTGATACGGATCACATCTTGATAAGCGTGCAGCATGAATGGACCGCCCTCCACGTTAGTCAGTGTGAACGTATTCGCATCTTTGCTGATTTTGGTGTAAGTGATCTCTACATTTTGGTTGGACTGGCCGCTGCCTTGGATTCCCGCCGGAGGAGCCTCTTCTGAGTACGGACCTTCCGACGTGTCCACAGTGCGTAGCGGATTCGATACTTGCACTTGGAGATGCCATTTACTCATCGGCTCTCCCACATTCTGCCCATATCGAAGCGGAGGAGGAGGAAGAGTTGACTGATTCGTAGGCATCAGTTGTAAACCTGCTCTCCTTCACACATCACTCGGATAGAAGTATCGATGATCCGCCACGGAATCGGATCGCTACCGCTCAACTCCAGCACTGGCTTTCTCGCGCGTCCAAGCATCAGCTTCCGCACGCGCACATCGTATTCACCAGCTTGTCCGCAGTCGAGGATGAATTCATTGCCCCACGTCTTTGAACCATCGCGCGAGACTCGCAGCATGACTTGCGGGGCGCGGGGCTGGCCGTTCCCATCGAGAAGCGGCGGAATTGGGCCGAGTCCGGTTTCGAGAATGAACTCCACCTCAGGAATGGAGAGCCACTTATTTTGAAACATCATCAGTGGCCCGCGCCTCAGCCAGCGCAAAGGATTCCCAAAATCGGTATATGTTCCGATCGCCATCTGGTAAATGTTCCCCGAGGCCCAATCGCCTACCAAGTGCATCCCAAAGGCATAAGCGTGTGATGTTGAACGGTGGGCCGTGTATGAAGCAGTCGGCTGATTCCAGAAACCTCTGCGATGCCACAGATTCGTGAGGAAATCGTAGGCCCAAGTTCCCTTGGGGAACCTGATCACCCAGAATGTGTGTCCTTGATCTTCATAGGCGTAAGCTTGCGCCGCCGCGATATCACTGGCAGAGTACTGCTGCCATGCAAATTCAGTGGCTAATGTCGAGATCCTCTGCCCTGCAGTTCCGCTTGCCAGAACTTTCGCTTGCACCGGTCCGCGTTCGTTCTGAGATAGCCAACACACCGTGTCCGCGACTTGCACTGTCGCAAATGTCGCCGCGCAACCATCTTCGAGAAATGCGCCTTGGATCGGGATGAACGGCGGAAATCCTGACCCGGAGTTGTAGTAGATGATCGATTTCTTCCCTGAAAGAAATCCGATATTCCGATGATCCACTTTCATCGATACAATATCGTCGGGGAAGTAGGAGATGGTCGAGATAAACAGCCCGCTCCAGGTTGTGCCATCCTCAAGATTTGATACTTGAAATGTGTTTGAGTCCTGAATCGTCGCGCAGAAGTATCCATCGCAGAAATCAATCTGCAAGACAGGCCCGTTGAATTGCGACATATCGACGGCGATGAATGTCCCTGCGGGCTGCAGATTATTATTCGAGTCCGTGAAGGCTGTCAGGACGTAAACAAAGAGATCGCCATTCGAGAGAATCAGCAGATGCGTCTGACAGGAAAAGATTTGCGTCGGCGAAAGTGGTGGCCCGTTCAGAGTTCCGATGGTGTTGAATGTGAAATTCGCGAACAGTTCATAGAACTTCGCCCCGGCTGCAAACGTCCTCCCGTTGACTTCAAAGATGCACGGCACCGCCGTTTCCGGTAGAGCGTATTTCACCGTCAACCCCGGAGTGTGCATAAGAGTCATTGGAGTAGTAGAGGCTTCGCTCTCGGGTTGTTCCGGGTATAGGTTGAAAATTTCCTCGCAGCCGGCAATCGGGGATTGAATCGTATACGCCCCTCCGCAGAATCGCCACTTTGTCGGCATCTACTTCTTTCCTTGCAAGTCCGCCAGAATCGGCACTAGATGCTTGGTTGCGAAGTCTACTGACGGCAATGCCAGATCAGTCCGCGGAATCTTTACCGTGCTCCACCATGCGCTTTTCTTTGCATTCTGACGTTCGCGCGGATCGTGCAAGCGCACGGTGAGAGTGAGTATGTCTGGCCCGTCATTCGGCGGCGCTGACACAAGCACGACTTGCTTTGCCTTTGGGTCCCACTCGCGTTGCATGTTTTCGGGTTGCGGTGTATCAGGCATGTGCTGTATACTTTCGCGCGGAGGTACTTCCACAATGAAACAGGAAACAGGATTGGTGCTTGCCGGGAACTCGAAACTCGGTCGGGCTCTGATCATCGAAGCCAATAAAGCAAACAACGAAAAGATGCAGAAGCGCGTCGTCGCCACCGTGCAGGAACTCATGGCGCAGATTGAGCGGCAGAAGCAGCAAATCAAGATTCACCAATCGGCCGTCAAGATCATGGAGCGGCGAGTCATCGCGATCAAGGCCGGGAAATTCACTGTGAATGAGCTCGGCACAATCACTTTCACCGAAGCCGAACTTGGCAAAGACCAAGCCTTCGTCACCACCTGCGGTCAGTGCGGTTACTCCAAGACCGTAATCGCGAAAATCTAGCATACGCGGGAGTTCTCGGTTGACTCCCGCGATATTCTTAATCACTCAGCCCTTCCCCCAACAGCCCCGCCGGTTGCCCAATTGAAGTCCGCTTTCTTGCGGCCACTTCGCGGCATCCCAGAATCCTGCAACGAAATCCTAGGCGCCGGTGCGTTTGGACCTACCATTGCCGCCCTCGCCACAAGCGCCGCCTTCTCTAACATCGGCGGGACTGCCACTTGCAAGCCGGGACACAACGTCTCCGCCAGCGTTAGTTTGATTGCGGTGCGATAGGCTGGGGGAAGCGTTCCAATTCCCCCAGGTCCCCCGATCGGATCGGTAATGGAATCGAACTGCGGGACCGTGGTCCATGTTTGCAATCTGACCTGATCGCCCTCATTGATGACGGGCCAGAAATACAGTGAGGCATCCGGCCAGGTGTAATCCGGGTAAACGTCGGTAGGCACATTCGTTTGAATGCTCTTGACTTGGTTGCGCGCCCACCAGTCTTTATCCCGAATATTGATCGGCAGATCGACCGGGAAACCCGCATTTAGAATCAGCGCCGCACTTTCGAGTCGCACAGGACGCTGCGGAACCGACCAATTCGCTACCGGACTTGGCCCCATCAATACCGGATTCACTCCAGCAGGGAACGTGAACAGCGTGAACTGATACGAGTACACGCGATTCCGCATCGCCTGCCATACGTCCATCAATTCGTTTGCTTTCCTGAACGCCCATTGAAGCACGTTCGGGTCGCTGTTCGATTCCCCCGGTGAGTATGCTCCGGTTTCGATTAGAGCATCGGCGCACAAATCCCCGATGGTGTACTGGATCGGAGCTTCCGATAGCGGTGGAGTGATCGGCACCTAGAGTTTCGCTCCCCCCGTGCATGACCCGCGGTGAGGACTCTTCCCGCAGCCGCGCGAACAGAGTTCCGCCTCGGCATCGGGAAGCACTTCGTCTTCGCCGTAGACTGAGATCGGATTTTTGAGGTATCCCTCTTTCATCTTCGCGGCCATCTCTTCCTCGTTCTTCACGATGATGGTCAGATAGGGGACTGTCGGGAGAAGTTCCATCTTCTCGGGGTGGAGCTTGTTGTAGAGCACGATGCGGTTATATTCGGCCAGCCAATTCTTATCTTTGGCTGTTGGGTGGTAGAGCATACGCGGGAACTGATTCTTTCGCGGGTCAAAAGGCACGCGCGGCGGATTATTGATGTCCACCATCTTCCCACTGACGAATGAGTTGCTAACCTGTGACATTGTTTCTCCTAACTGTTGTGATCGGATTGCGGTATTTCTTTCGACTCCCCCAAGGTCCATCTCCAAGGGCCAGCGTTCGCGCGGACCCTTGGAACTGAACTCACGAAACACCCTAGGCGGCATTACGCCCCGCTGTCGGTCACGTCGAGAACGAAGGTTCCGGTGCCGGCCACGCTGGGCGTACCGGAAATGGTGACGTTTCCACTGCCGTCGATTGCAGCGGTCAATCCCGGCGGCAGCGCCGAAGGGCTGGCCGGATCAATCACAGGGGCCAGATACGGGCCAGTGCCACCGGTAATCTGCGCGACTGGGACAGCCGAAACTGCCATCCCCACAGTCTCAGCGGGCAAGGTCACACTCGAGGGGCTTGCTACCAGAGGTGGAGGGGCGGGAGGGTTGATGGTGAGAGTTACGCTGATCTGAACTGTCTGCGGCATTTTGTTATCCTCAATGATTACGGTGATGTGCGGGTTGAAATTGATTACGACTTCGCGGGTTTGCCCCATGATGCCGCCTTCTTCGGAGCAGTGGATTCCTTGGACTTCTCTTCCGCAGCCACAGCATCCAGATCTGCGGCAGACGGTACTACTGGTTTCGGTGCATCCCCCAGCAATTCGGTAAGCGTGTCGCGCAACCGCTTCGCTTCCGCGATCGATAGTGTGCGCTTCAGGTTGGTCAGAAAGTGGATGTTTTCCGGCCCTGAGATGGAGGCCGGAACTCGATTGACAAAAAATTCATTCGCCATGATTTCCTCTGTGAAAAAGTTCCGGGCCAGCCGAAACTGGCCCGGATGTTGAGCTAGTACATCTCGAAATACGGTCCCTGCGTGGTCGTGTAAGCCGTGGGTGCCGTAATGGTTGCGGGGATGGTCGCGTAAGTCTGCCCCGTATAAATCTGGGTCAGCACTCCAGCGTTTCCGTCCGCAGTAACCACTAAGTTGAGCGTGTCCGTACTGCTTTGCGCCTGAGAGCACACAAAGTACAGTGCCGGACCCACTGCAACAAACGACGTGGTGAGGGCAATCCGCTGAAACTGGCTTGCGGTTCCCGTGGTCGTCGTGCTTCCCGTATTGGCCAGCAAAATGCCCGACGCATCGTAAAGAATCGCGTTGCGGTGGCCGTTTGCTGTGGCTGTTCCATTCAACCAGCCAAGACCGGTAACCAACCGAGTCGCAGGAAGGTCGAACTCAGTGCAATACATGCTGGTGTTCGTGGTAGCCGTCGAGGTGCCAATGCCGGTCAGCACTGAACCACCCACCGGAGGCGAGTTTACGATGGTCGGCGACATTCCCTGAGCCGGAATATTGCCGTTGACCCAGACTCCGCCTAAGCAGTCGGAGATCAGCGTCGGAGCCCCACCCAAACCCACCGAAATTACCGGAAGGTATGCGACATTCGACCGAGTACAGCTTCCTGTCGGCGCCACGGTATTCAGCGCATTGGGATACCCGATCTGGCTGTTGGCTGGAATCACGAACACCAACGCACCAGACAGGTGTGGACGCGCTTTTCCCAATGACTGATAACCGCGGGTTACGCCAATCGTGTTCGCGGTCGTATTGACCGAGTTCACGAACATGGCTTCCCCCAACCCATCGGCTACGAAGATCATGGAACTCGTAGCCGTGAGTCCGGTGACCGACGTGAGCGAGATGCTCGTGGTCGAGCTGGTCGTCACCGCAGCCGCCAGCGTGGTGTGAGTGAGGATAGTCTGCCCGAACGACATCGAAGCCGCCAAGAGCAGGACCGAGAGAATCAGCGAGGTTTTGAGAGTTTTCATGGTCGTTTGTCCTTACTGACCTGCGACCACTACACAACCATTGTCCGTGTAGAGGTTGCCGAATCCGATCACCATATCGAAGCGGTGAATTTCCATGCTTCGCACAGGGTCCCAGGCTTTGACGAATCGGACAGCGAGGCCGGTACGCGGATCGCGCTTCTGTGAGCAAACTTCCACAGCTTTCGGGCTGTAGAGTTTCGCGCCAGAGAGAGCGAAGGCGTACTTGGTCAGAGCCAGTCCAATCGTTCCTGTCTTGCCATTCGGGGAAGTGGTTCCAGGCCAGAGCGTCAGCAATGCCCCATTAACAGGCAAAGCGTCAACGTTCTGGTACTGCGAACCAGGCCCGTAGATGGCAGGCAGGATTTGCAGAGTGTCACCGGTCGTGGTTCCGTTTCCGGTTCCAGTCAGGGCTTGCGTGATGGTGAATTGCTGTGCCGTCAGCGGTCCAGCGGAGCGCCGAGTACGAGGGTTGACTGCGTTCACATTGGCGATGGAGAACTTATCGCCAAGATTGAACGTGTCTCCGGTATTGTCAACAATTGCCAGCGAAGTTCCAGTCTGCCCCCCGCCATTGACGACAATATCCGCAGGAGTTGCCCAAGTGCCAGCCGTGAGAGAGTACAGCGACTGTTCTTCAAACCAGTCGAAGTTCTTTGCGCGACCAATGACGCCTTCCTTGAATGCCTCAGTGATTTCATCAACCGGCTGCAAGAGAGTAGTGATTGCAGAGTTGATCGAAACCATCTGAGACGAGGACACCAACATACAGCGTTTCCCCGGAGGGGCTGCCTTCTGGAGCAAACGCGACCGCGCCAGATCATAAGTCGTCAGGCTGGTCGGATCGGTCCCCAAGGCTCCGACTACGTTATTCGCGTAGATCGTTGCCCAGTTCGCCGCGCGGGAATCAACTTCCTGCGCCAACTGCACAGCCGCCGGCATGAGATACTGCTCGCGGATTTCTTCTTCCGTCCGCTCTGCCTTCACCGCATTTTCGTAATCATCCCACTGGAAATCAATTCCAAAGGGCTGATCAAGGTTGACCGTGGTCGAAATTCGGTCAATGCCTTGCGGGTCATATCCGAGGCCATCTCGGATGGTGAACTGCTGCGGAAATTTGACTTGAACCTGAGCTCCGACTGCGAACTCTTTGTTGAAGTCGCCTTCCCATTCAGTATTGAAGTATTCGGAAACCGTCAGCGAGTTCGTGAGGTTCCGCAACACGTCCATACTGATCCAACTCGTGTTGAGAAATAGGTTAGCCACGGATTATCCTTTGCGGCGGCCATTCCTTTCGCGCATCCGTGCAAGCTGTTTTTCATTTTCCAGCCGCACATACGCTGCTTGGTCGCCTTCTTCTACGGCTTTCGCCAGCGGATCGGCAGTCGGCGCTTGGCCACTGACTCGATGCGGAGGACGAGGAGCCTGGGTAATTGTCCGTGCAGGAGGTTTTGGAGTGTTCTGAGAGGTGATCTGGAGTTCGAGTCTCGCCAGTTCGATCATCTGCAAGCTTGGGGGTATGGCGTTTTCCCACACGCCAGTCATGCCCTTATTGCCCGATGGATCGCGATAGAACTTCGCCAGAATCTCTGGATGCTTGCCGAGATGGTAGGCCATCTCCGCAGCATTGTCTGAATTCCTGATGAAGATATCGGCGGCAGAACCGCGCGGCAGAAACAGAGCAGGATTTCCCACGACTTCCTTGAAGTCGGAATACTTTTCGACTCCGGGAGCGAACTTCTGTTGAAGTCCTTCATTGAGAAACTTCTCTTCCGCTTCTGCTTTGGTGCGCGCTTCGACCGTCTTGAATCGCCCTTCAGTCTCCGCAGAGATTTGTGCCCGCAACCATGCCGTATGCTCTTTTTGAAATTCGGCGATTGTGGCGAAGGGTTTCCCAGTCTTGACATTGATGCCGCCAAGGTCCGGTTCTGGCTCCGACTCAGTTTTCGGCTCAACTTTCTTCTCGGGCTCTGCCGCTGCCGCTTGCGAGGCCGGCTTACGCAACTTCTCGGTTTCTTCCCGAATTTCTTTCAGTACCCGAGCCGCTTCTCTGATTTCCTCTTGGAGTTGGTTCTTGCGTTGCTCTCCGTTTGCCTTCCTGCGTGGGGCGGGGGCCGAGTCCGCGTGAGTGACGGCTGCGGAAGGTGCCGAATCTTCCTCTTCTGACGACTCAATCTCTTCTTCTGTCGCTTCTTCTTCAACTTCCGCGACAGCTTCGTGCTTAATCTCTTTGGGAGGGGCCGAGTCCTCCACGGTTGACGGCAGTTTCCCAGTCTTGCGGAATTCGTCGTAACCCGGTGTTCCGGGGCTGGGGAATTCAAAGTCTGCCGAGGCCGAGTCGGTCAGGTTCACGGCGTCTACTGGTGTCATTTAGCCTTTCGTGAAGCGTTTCCCATTTGACGGATTGGGTCCGAGACTTCTAAACTTGTGGGCATGTGGATATTAGCGATAATCATCATTGCAGTTGTTGTAGATATCACTACTGCGGTTGATCGGACTCGCCTTGTTGCGCCTGTTGCGCCATTGCCGACTGATGCGCCTGATCGGAAGCCTGAGATTGAGAGGCCGTAGCGGCCTGCGCTGCTTGCTGGCTGGCGGCGATCTGCGCTTGCTTGTCAGCGATTGAGTGCTCGTGCGCGTGGTCTACGGCCTGAATTCCAACATCATGCGCTGCATTGTGGTTCTCTTTCCAGAACGTCTCATACATCTGCATGCGCTGATTCTGGTCTTGGGCCTTAGCGGTGATCTCGGCGATCAGCACTTTGACATTGTTTGCTAGTTGTGCAATTGCCTGCTGGTTTGTATGATCTGCGGCGTCGGCCGCGCCCGCTCCCTCTTGCTTCATCTGCTCAATCTGAATCTTTGTCTGCTGCTCCAGCACTCTCGCCGCACGATCCTGGTGCAGTGCCGCGTTCTCGGTCTGCAACTGCTGTAACTGACCTTGGAGTTGAGACATAGCCGCTTGCGCTGCAGGAGGCCATTGCGACATATCCGTGGGCGGGTCAAGCAATTCCTGAATCGCTTCACCAATCGGCCCAACATCTTTCAGTTTCACGCCCAGCGCCAGAATCTTGATTGCGATCGCTGGCGGAATCGCCAACTGCTGCCAATTCTCAATCAGGTGGTCGACGAAGTCTGACGCTTGTTCGCGCTGCGACTGATAGCTCGGCCCGGTGGAAATCGTTACATCGAAATCCCCTTTGCCGGTATGCAAATGCTCGATAGGTGAGCCGTCGTCGTTCTGCGGAAGTCCCTGCACTTCATAAGATCCATCATCGTCCAAGGGGTGCGAGGAGTTCCCTACCAATTGCAGAGTTGCGGCTTTGCCGTCCGCCTTCATAATCGGGACTTCGCGTTGGGTATCATAGATCGGCGTGATCAGTTCATTCACTTGCCAGCCGAGATTCTGTAATGCGCGGTCGAAGTTATCGGTGAAGTGAAAACTGCCAATCGATTCCTGTGTCGAGATACGCTCCAGCGCAATTCCAGACTTCTCGCTGTCGCGCTGCGCCGCCGTGGGGAGCGGACTGATGCCCATTGCAGCTTGAATTGAGCGCCGGATTGAATCCTTGGCGACTTCGTAAGCTTCAAAGTTCGGAGTCCACGGTAAACGTGCGGGAGGGCCGGCCGCTTCTCCGCCAGAGTCGAGCACCGTATCGTATTCGATAAATGCGAATGGCTGCTCCAGAATCAATTCCCATGACTGCCGCGCCGACTCAAACTGTCCCTTAGCGCCCATGAACGGCGATTTCGGCGTCATCTTCGCTTCTTCCGCTTCCTGCGTACACATGTAAGCGAATAGCATTTGCGGGTCACGCGCCAAACGAATCATCGACAGCAGTCGGCGTTTCCCGCCACTGCCTTCGTCGACCCAAAGCTCTTTCCCAAAGCAGGAAATAATCGGAATACGCGATCCGGCCCAAGGAATCTCATCCAGAATCTCAAGTCCGTTGGTCACGTACTCGATTACATCTTTGATATCAACCATCCGCTCGCGCGCTACTTCTGCTTTTGTGGGTTTGCGACCTTCGAGATCGTCGGCCCATACCGGGAGAAGTAGTTCATTCCCGTCTTGCATCGTTCGCACCAGCAGCAACTTCTTCGGCGTCTTGTGAATCTTCCAGAATTCCGCGATTTGTAAATCTTTTTCGCTGATCCAGTCTTTCGCCTGCTTCATATCATCCGCAGTGAAACTCTGCTTGTCAGCGCCCGGATACTTGCGCGCAAATTCGCTACGCTTGATGCGCTTCAACACGAAGCCGTCTTCTACATCTGAGGCGTCGGCTTTCTCGAATCCCGGATTCAGGAGAATCATGTCGGGGTTGGCCACGCGCTGGATCGTGATTTTCTGCTCAAACATGCGCTCATCGGCGTCGTCGCCGTCTTTCGCATCGTCTCGATAGGCCGTGCCTAAGAGCAGATAGCCGTAGCTTCGTGCCGCAGCATTCTCTGCCATCGTGATATAGGCTTCCTGCGCGTTCGATTCATTCTCAATTCCGCGGATAATGTTCTCGCGTCGAGTTGCATCCTCATCCTTCGCCCCGCTGCCTTTCGGGATAACCTGGATCGCTCGCTTGTTCTGGCGCAGGGTATTGTTGTATTGATTCAGGTATTGATTGAGCTCGTCGAGCGAGATGCACGGGCGTCCAGCCTCTTCGCGTTTGAGGCGATCTTGCTTGTCCCAAGGGTCTCCGGCCACATAGCGAACGTCTATGCTCGCTTCTTCTCGAACGTCGGCCCATTCATTCATATAGTCCGAGTACATATCTCGGATTTCTTTTGGCGTGGGAGTCTTGGGCATGACTTAGTTGATTGGGGGTTTGCACTCAGGGCAGTAGGCTTTGAGGTTGTCGATAAACCATCCAGCCTCCGCCACAATCTTGAACAGCGAACTGCGGTGCTTCATGCGGAATTCCTGCTGCCTGGTGCATTTGTGGCAGATTAAGGTATTCTTTACTCGAGCTTGGCCTTCGCGGAGATCGCGGTTGATAGCTTCCTCGGCTACTGCGGTGAGCTTGCTGATAGGCTTTTTCTCCGGCGCTGCTGACGTGCTTTCTTTCGGCCCATGCTCCAAGCAGTATTTCGACCCAGCAATCTCGCAGACGCGACACTTAGTGATCGTAGAGAACTCTTGCGGCTTGAATTCCTTCGCTTCGAGCGTTGCCGGATCGTAGGTCGGGAGTTGGTTCTGTTCAGCCAGGCGTTTGGATTCCGCTTCGTAATCCGCAAGTGGCTTCGCTTTAAACCGAAGATTCGGAGCCAGAGCTTCATACCACTTCTTGCGGTCCATTCCTTCGGGGATGTGCATGAGGATGCCGCGAAAGTGAGCATGGTCCCGCACGCACACCGCAAACTGCAAGGGCAAACTTGGATCTTTCAGCGAGCCGAAGCCGAGGCGCTGAAGTTCGCGGTTTACCTTGGAGCGTTCGAGCACGGATGGCATTAAACGCCCTCACTGTCCTCTTCCACTTCGGCCGCAGGCGGTTCGTGCGGGGCGGCGTGCATCTCGCCTTCTGGATTCTTTGGAGAAGGAGCTGCGCCGATGCCGAGGTGCTCTTTCAGGTGGGCCATCATTTTCTTGCCTTCGCCCTTGCCGAATACGTGCGTCTCCGGCTCTTTGTGCTCCATGAATGCTCCGGTGCCTTTCATGGTGGGTTTGAAGTGGTGTTCGATCACGGTTCCGCCATTCTCGGCGGGGGTGATGCGCATGTGCTCCATTTTCATCGCTGGTGCTTTCGCCATCGCTGCTGATCCCTTCTTTTTATGGCCTAGGGCCGGATTCTCGTGCAACTCCGAATTCATTTTTGACTTCTGCGCGGAAGTTAGCGGTGATCCGCTCGACTCTAAATATCGAACTTGTCGCCTCGTATATGGCACCTACTTGCCCTCCCACCGTTGGCAGTAAGCATTCGCCTGAATCGGGCTGGCCACGGCTTGGCAACCGTGCGGCGAGATGAAGTGCTTGCAGTTCCCGCAGCGCTCACCGACATGCGTCGATGGTCTTTCGTAGTTCACGCTACGGTGACTCAACTTTTCATCCACCGGACGTTCACCTTCAGCCATCGTCGCGCTCCACAATAACCGCTACCGTTTCCCATCGCTCAT